GGGGAGAAAGCAATCAAACGCATGGAAATCGGGCTTGCCAAACCAGCGGCACATTATTTCAGCCAGTGTGGCATCTAACAAACTGACAGATCCGATACTTTCCATGATACTGCCCTTGGCCGCTAACGTGTTTTCGCGGCTTTCGCCTTGATCGCCAATAATGCTGTCCCAGTTTTTCTTGCGGTCTTGCCAATAGCCCTGACGGGTATCCAAAACGCTGAAAGGCGGTGCGCCAAAGTTTTCAGCCATACTGCCCTTTTCGCCGTCTGCGTAGGGGTCTTCATCAGGGGATAAGAGTTTATTTAATTCGTGTGGATCAAACCCTGTTAAAAAAAGATCAAAGTCATCAGATTGCAGGGCTTCAAGTTCTGCCGTGAGAATTGGAAAGTCCCATTGGCTTTCTTCCGCAACGCGGTTGTCGGCCAGCCTGTAGGCCCGCTCTTGTTCATCTGTAAGGTTATCGCGCACATGCACAGGAACTTGCGACAGCCCCAGCGACAGGGCCGCTTGCAGCCGCGTGTGACCCGCCAATATAACATTTCGAGCATTGACGATGATTGGGCTGGCAAAGCCGTATTCTTTTATTGACTTGGCAACCTTGGCAACCGCGTCAGGCCCGATCTGTCTAGGGTTTTCACTGTAGGGGAAAACCTCAGTCACATCCATAAATTCAACTTTAAAATTTTGTTTATTCATGCGCGTTTTTCAAGGCTTCTGTTGCTATCATTTCGTACCATTCGACCCCCTCAGACACGCGGGCCACCGCCGCGATATCTTTGAGGGCCTTTGCCAGATAATAAATTTTTTGAGCACCCGAGATCGGTTCAGTCGCCAAAAAATATTCCCGATAAGTGTGGTCGGGCTGGTTCATTTTTTCTTGCTGGGTTTGGCCTTTGGTTTTGGCAGCGGCTTTTTTTTGCCGCTATATGCACCCAGTTTTTTGGTTGATTTTCCGTAAGCCATATTACACCTCAATTAAAAGATATGAGCATATTATTACATTTTGTAATTTAATGAAACCTAAAATGCGGGCGGTGCCGCCGCTTGTAAAATATATATGCCTATGGCATAGGCCGATCATGGAAAAAGAGAAATTCATAGAGATTGTTAAGCAAATCTTTCCCACCGATACACAGCGAGAATTTGCTGCGTACATCGGGGTTAATCAATCAGCCGTTTCCCGCTGGTTCACTGGTGATCGGGCCGTGCCGTCAATGGCAATCGTAATTATGGCCCATTTAATCCAGCGAAAAGAGGATGGCAAATATCCCCTTCTCGCCATAGACACGTTTTTTGATTAATAATTTTGCGACCAATGCTGCGCTGGTTCGTCATCCGCTGGATATGAGATAGGATCAGGTGCTGGGCTGTATCGCCCGTTCATTCGATTGTAGTGAAAATAAGCGCAGCCCACTTGCCCAACGTACTTATCTCGCACCTTGTGAACATGAACTTCCACTGGCTTGCTGGTATCCCTGCGATCCCGTGAAACTGCCCAGATAACATCACCTTTATCTGCCCACCGCGCACTGCCCGCAATATCATAGGCCGTAGGCACAGGCACATCTTGATCGTTAAATGTCACCATTTTTTTCGGGTGCGCTACAAACCAAACATGGCAGTCGTGGCTTTCCGCGAACTGGCGAACTTTTGCCAGCATAATCGAAACATATTCGGTTTCGCTGTTCTCGCCCATCGGGCGATCCAACTCGTTATATGGGTCGATTACCAGACCTTTAATGCCGTGCCGCATTACCAGCATTCGCGCTTGATCCAAGATGCTGTCAATGGTGGGTGTGGCCTTGCGCCAATCGTTGTATCGGATGAATTTAAAATACCGATTTAGCCAGCCCATCCCAACCTTGATTTCGTCTTTTGACATTCGCTTGGTCGGGCCTTCCGAAAAGAATGGTGCGCCCGTATGTTTTTCCAGAAATTTGCGGATGTGATGTTGTGGCTTGTTTTCGAAAGAACAAATGCCAAATTTCCAACCGTGATTTTGCGCCATATTTAAAATCAGATGATCCAGAAATTCAGATTTTCCAGAGTTTGGAATGCCCGTCACAATCGAAATCTGGCCGTCCAGAACTTTGAAGTACGGGTCTAGGTTCGGAAACCCCGTCGATAGCGGCTCAAACGATAAACCATCGTAATCGGCCATAACTTCATCTTCGTAATCCCAAACGCTATGAACGCCCGCAATCGGCCACGGCTCGGCATATTCGATCAGTTCCCCAACCAATGTTGGCCCGTGCTTCAAAAGAACTTCGTTGGCATCTTTGCAATCTTCGGGGAACCGCACTCGGAAGCATTTGTTTTTGCCAATACGCCGCGCCATTTCGTTCGCCAGCCCGCGCCCTGCCTCGTCAGCATCGGTCATCACCACGATGCGCGTGGCGGCATCAATTAACTCCCGCTGATCTTCCAAAAAATGAAACGACTTGTCGTTCTCATGTTTGTAATCTGCTTGCCCGCCCGCTGGCACAGAAAGTGCTGGCTTGCCTGTTGCTTCATACACCGAAAGCGCATCAACTTCGCCCTCGCAGATAATTAATTCATCTGGTGCCTCTGGGAGCATGTGCAGACCGTAAAAAATCTGTTCGGTGCCTTTGTCTTGGCTGTAACCGTAAGGCTTTTCATGCACCGCCCTGCGATACTTCACGCTGACTAATTCATTATCGCGATAGTAATTAAAGGCGATCATTAGCCGCTGATTGCCTTCTGAATACTTTAGGGCTTGTGCAACGTTGTAGCTGGTCACGGTCTTGCGCGATAATCCCCGCATTAAAAACCATTCAAGGATGGCTTCCTCGTCCACCATTTTTTGCGTTGTCGTGGGCTTGTCATAAACCTTCTTGGCCTTGGGCGTAAAACCAGCGTGAACGCCGCCAGCCAGCCTGACACTGCCTACAAACGGTATTCCCGTGTCTGCTTTGCAGTGCCAACAGTTCCACACCGCGCTATCTCCATCGATTGTCACCGATAAGCACTCGTCTTTTTTGTTTTTTCGCTGCGCGGAACATTTGGGGCAAGTCGAGCGATGATCACCCGCTGCATAAGATCGAAGCCTAATGCCATTCTCTAGCAGTTGCTCAGAAATTGATCGGTCTATTTGAAACGGCTGGCCCATTAGATAGCACCCCGCATCACCTGTTTTTTCGCAGCGGGAGCCGCAGAACTTTGTGCCGCCTTTTTATTTTGATATTCTAACTTGTACATGAGCGGCATGTACCATTTGCCATCTTTTGGCGGTTCGTTAGCAAAAACTGCATCCGCCACTTTTAGTTCGTGGTCGAGATCAATATTCGCGTAAAGCGATTTAAATTTAATGTAATCGGAACTTTTCAAACGAACGACCTCCCCAGCGAACGAATAATCCGCTACGGCTAAATTATTCGAGTCAGATTTAACTGGTATTTCATTCAACGTGTCAACATCTATTTTTACTTTATGTAAACTTTCTTTGCCTACGCTAACGTCAACTTTTTTATTGCGCTCTGCCGAAACTCGCCTTGCCGCATTCACCTTGCGCTCGTAAATAGTCTTTGCGTGGTCGCGCTCTCGCGCTAATCGCAAATTTTGAATTGATCCTTCACTCGCTGGAACAAAAAATTCTTGAATAACCTCTTTTACATCATCCGTGCGCTCTGCGCCCATGAAAATCCTGTTTAAGTTCTTATCATCTAGTAAAATTTTACTTTTGTCCCACTGCTCAATCAACAGAAGCATATACGCGCCATGCTGTTCTAGACTTAGGTGAGCAGTATCACCGCGATAGTCCTTCCCGTGGAGTGGCAAAAACCTTGTAAATTTATCTGACATTTGGTTGGTCCTATTTTTTGGATTGTCTGGTTTGGTGTCTCGGTCTCCGCCAAGATTACAAAACGTAATATTTTATATCGCCCCTCGAAGTCCAGACATTTTTTTATTTTTTTAAATTCACCCAAAAAAAGGCGCGGCTGCGCCCTACCATCTTTCTTTAAATGTTTATGTTAATGTTAATGTTAATGTATATGTGTCGGCAAATCGTGTGCAGAATTTACGACCA